GGAGGGATTGCATAACCTGCTAGTTGTCCGATGTAGCCAAAACTATCACCACTCTTTAGTGTCTCGTAGGATTCAAACTTATTCTTGTATGACCAATCAGATGCTGATTTAATATCATCAACTGCATCATTCATTACAATATCATATGTACCCTTGATAGTTCTGTCTTCATCTAGTTTAAGCTCTACCTCTGTATTATCTATGTATTCCATACCTGCTTCAGTAAGTAATCCTTTGAATACTGCTTCAACTATATCGCCTAGCATCATATTCATTACAAAGGTAGTTGGCTTAGGTAGTGCTTTTTCAGGGTGATTCTTTTGAAACCACAACTGACAAGATGGTCTGCCTATATTAGACATTCGGAATCTGAACTCATCCCTTTTGTTACCACCAGCCAACTGACGTTTCAAGGCATCTTTAATCTCTTCTCCTATTCTTTCGATAGTGGATTCACTCATTTGAGTTTTACCGTGAGTAGCATCTTCAAGATACTGATGAATCGCCAGTTCAGCTGGATGGTGCATTATGCTGCACTCTCAGCAGAATCGATGTCTATAAAACTATCTACAGTATCCATGTCTGATTGGCTAATCTTTTGCCCAGACTTTACACCCCACTCGTTGATGATGTATTCATTATAGTTCTGAACCCATGACATAAAGTCAGTAAACATCTTTTGGTCAGATTCAGTTAATTGTACTGTATTAGTAACATCAAGACTAGCCTTTGGAAGATAAAAAGAATTACCGTTAGGTAGCTTTCTCTCTTCTGTAGTAAGCATAATGTTGTGTTGCACTGGTAGTCTTTTCATTTTAGCTAATTGATTAAATGGCTCGCCCATAGTCTTGAAGGCATCACGATTGTCAATTTCCCATATAAATGGAGACTCCTGCAACTCAACAGATTCCCCTTTTTCATTAGTTACACCATCTAATGTTATTACCCCAAATATAACACGTACACGTTTTATTTGTTTTAATAAATCTTGGGTCTCTATTGGTAATGATTTAAAATCTTTTACATAACCTGCAGGCTTACCACAATTAAAGCTACCTTGGTTATCCTTTAAATCAATATTTAAACTATCAGCCATGACTGTCTTATGATAAGAACCTTGTGGTTCGCCTGCCTTTGCAGACATGTTCTTAACAAATCTCTTATACATAAACCTCTGCATAAATGGTCTGATAGTTGCCGATGCACCGTAATAAGTAGCAACGTCAGGCTTGTCTAGACGGTATGTACCACCATTAACAACCTCTAACTTTACACTCTTACCGTTCATATCCGTTTCACCCATTAGGGCAGAATGGTTAATCCTTAGTCTAGGCAATGTGTTTGTCTTCTTCTTATCTGAAGCATCATCACCTGCTATACCCATAGCTTTCGCCATAGCTGCGTAGTTATTTGTATCTATACTTACTAAGTCACTCATATGTGAACCTCTCTATATTATTAAGTCTCGTAGTTATATCATGCAACGTCTTTAGTGTCAAGCAAATTGTCACCTATTTTTGCTTCTAATAACAAGGGAACATTGAATTGAATATTGAACTGATTTTCAATAATGCTTTTTAAGTCTGTGTTAAGTTTCTTGATGACATACATTACTTGCTGTATCTCAGTAGGGTGTATGTCAACCACCACAGAATCATGTACTGAATTAACAATACAAGACTTGTGTGTACTCAACATACTCTCCATACGCATAAGAACTAATGGAACAATATCTGCTGTTGCAAAGGATTGTACAGGGTAGTTCTTTATTTGTGTGAAGTTAGTAACCTTACCATTTGGTAATCGTCTTATGTCAGGAAATGAAAACTGCCTACCTGCTGGTGTAGTAATCATACCAGTATTCATAGCTTCCGTAGCCAATCTGCCATGCCATGATTTGATTCCTTCATACTTTTCTGTGAAGTGCTTGTAGTATTCAGCTTCTGCTTTTGTTCTGCCAAAGCCCGTTGCTCCATAGAGGGGTGCGAATGTGTGTGCTTTTGCATCTTGGCGAGAAGTCGGTTGACCCGCATCTGTAATAACCTTAGACGTATACGAGTGAACATCGAACCCTGTAGTAACTTCATTAATAGCAACCTCATCTTGTGATAGATATGCGGCAGCTCGGAACTCCAACTGAGCAAAGTCAGCTTCAAGTATCTTGCCACCTTTCCAACGTGATATGAATACCTTTTTGACAGGGAACGTACCACCTCTAGGCATGTTCTGCATGTTAGGGTCAGCACCACTAAACCTACCAGTAGAAGTTCTATGTTGTAGTAGACGAACATGAAGCTTACCATCAGGCTTTATGTAAGTACGTATCCCTTGTACAAAAGAAGATAGGTAGGTATCTAATGCAGACAATCTAGTTAGGTCAGTCAGAAAGCTCAAGGCATCTTGCATGTTGTTCTTTCTAGCAACACCTTGTAGTAGAGATAGGTTAGCTTTATTAACAGTAAACCCATTAGCACTTACCCACTTAGCATTAGGAGCATTGAACTTTAACCCTGCAATATTAGTAGTAGGAGTAAATGTATAGCCAACCTTATTGCATGTCTCACATCGACTTGGATTAGAGAAAGGCTTACCATCCTTTTTGACTTTTCTTATAGTGCCATGACCATAGCATGTTTTACATCGGTCTGCTTTACTCTTGTAAACTATGTCTGTGTATTGCTTTACTTTTAATTTGTATTCTCTAGCATCCATATAAGGAGTGAAGTTGTTACCCCATAAAGCTTTATCTCGTGGCTTCCTACTATAGATAACCCAAGACATTTGCTCAGGACTATTCAGATTGATAGGTGTATCACCCATTAGACTATGCACTTGTTTATTTAATCGTTTCTCTATCTCAGACTTCTCAGTCTCAAACTCTTCTCTAACTTCTTCTAGCTTATCCATGTCAACATTAAAGCCAGTCTGATATATTCTAGCTAAGGTTAATGCTACACGATTTGTCAGTAAGATAGTATCCATTAAACCTACATACTCTTTAGTGTTTAGTTTTCTGTACAACACATCTGATAGTTCTTGTGTAGCTTTTAAGTCAGCAGATAAGTAATCAGATAACTCTTGCTTAGGTATCTCATCGATAGGTACTTTATTCTTGAAGTAGTCTTTCATAGTGTCTTGCTTCTTAGTGACTAAGTCATATCTGTTAGCACAAGCTTCTAGACTTAACGGTTCTTTGACACCTCGTTGTAGTATATACTCACCTAACATAGTATCAAAAATTACTCCGTCATAGTTAAGTCCACATTCCCATAGCCATAATAAATCATGCACTATGTTGTGTCCTATTAGAACAGTAGCTTCATCTAGTAATTCTTGTACACCATCAAAGTTATCTCTGAACAAATACTCTTTACCTGTGTCTGTTAGACAACCAACCATAACAAGTTTGTTGTCTGTCTCGAATGGGTCAAGATGTAACTTACCATCTCTATGAGTAACAGTATTTTCTACGTCAAGTGTTAGCTTCATTATCAAATACCCCCTGCTCTCTCTGTGTTGCAGTATGCACTGCATGACAATTAGCACATAGAACTCTACACTTTCTCATTTCATTTTTTATAATTGATAAACTATAAGTCACCAAACCTGATACTTCTTTCTTTTTATTCTTAATATCTATGTGGTCAAAGTGTAATGCATTTGGATGTTCTTTGTATCCACAAACAACACAACCTAAAAATAATTTAACTCTTCTAATAAATTTTCTTCTTTTGTGCACTTGCTCTTTTTTATGTTTTGCCCTATACAATCTACTCTTTATAACTGTTTTAGGGGAACACCAAGCTGCATGTTTTTTACCATCTTTATAATAATAATTAGTAAAAGTAAAGCCATCTTCTCTTATTTCTCCGTATGAAAATGTTTTAGAACAACTCATGCTGTATACCTAGCAGTTTTATAATCAAGATTACAAGTAACATTACCATGCCACCCTGTCAATTTGTTTTTGACAACATTGAGATGACGTTCAGGACCTTCCTCTGCTTGACCCTCTAATGGTGGGTTCTTGGCAATCAATACCATCAAGTCAGCTTCAGCTGCTTTACCAGTTCGACTACCCTCCATCATTGATTGATTAAGTACAACCTTACCCTCTGCTTCAGCCGATAGTTGAGACATGTAGAACATTGCACAGTTGTGTGACTTAGCTATCTGTCTTGCATAGATTGCATTAGCTTTCAATGCTTCATCTGGTCTAGCAAATCCAGCAGACCTAGCGAACTTATCTCCCATGTCTAGTACAACTATGTCAGGCTTGTATGATTTACAAACACTCTCAACCCATGCCATGTCACGATTAGATGCATCTTTAATCTCTATATGTTTTCTAACTTTGCCATACAACTCTTGTGCTTTCTGTGGATTAGCTTTCACTTGATGCATTGTCATACCAGTGGCAGCAGTTAAGTATCTTGCTCCAACTCTATGTGGACCTTCCTCATTGCATAGTACAATACATCTAGCACCTTGATGGGCAAACCCTCCCGGACTTGCTATCAGACTAGCATGGAATGATGTCTTACCAGTATTAGGTCTAGCACCAACCTCAATCAGATGACCTGCGTTAACTCCCTCTACAACTCTAGTCAAACTAGGTATACCGAAGTTCCATCTAGCTTCTAAATCATTTCTAGATAACAAAGATTCTATACTGATGTCTTCCCATACTATGTTGAGATTAGGTGTAAAATCATCACCATACTGCTCCAAAATATTACGAAGAGGTTCAAGTGTAGATTTACCACCATTAACATAATCAAAACCGAGATTAGCAATGTCTTCACCAATAACTTGCTGAAATAGTTTAGATAGGACTTCTTGGGCAATATCCTCTCCCATTGGTTGCTCTCTCTTTATATTACCAAACAGAGATGCATAGGCTTGTTTTTGTGCAGTGGTCATTGATGGATTGCTTGACATAAACAATGCTTCAATCTCACTAGGTGTTACTGTTCTCTCGTAGTTAAGCATTGCCTTGTCTATCGCTTGCTTTATCTTAGCTACATCTTTACTGAACAGTCTATCAGGACATCTTGCACCACGATGTTCATCGTAAAATGCCTTGTCCATTAAACTTCTTATTAGTGTTAGTTCCATATCGTCACTCCTTTGGGGTTAGGAAATTTAGATTATTTAAGTCTTCTTCTTTTCTGTATTTCAAATCATCTTTCAGTCTTAGTACCTTTACATCTTTAACGTAGTTACGTAACTCTTTTGCAAAGTGCATTATCTTTTCTAGTGCGTCAGGGTCTAGAGCAATTATTGCTGTTGAGAATTGTGATAGATATCTCTTGTGTGATTCGGATAAAGTAGTTCCTAGCACAGCAACCCCAACAATCTTAGTGCTTCCAACCACAGCTGCACTAACACAATCCTCAACAACTACTGCTGTTGTACCACATCCATAAGAGTATGGCAAATTGTTTTTTCCGTATCGTTTCCATTTAGGCAATCTCTTTGTTAGTGACCTACCTGCTCCATCAACAACCTTATTGTTTTGTACAATGGGGAACACAACTCTATTCTCTTTTACGTCATAGTATAAATCAAGTTCATCAGCAGACAATCTCCATGTAGCACACCAATCAGTAACTGCCTTACGATTGCCATGTGGAACTATGTGTTCCGGGAACATGAACACTTCTTGTTCACTCGTCTGCTTATTCATAACATTTTTAATGTCTTGTACTGTAAGTGATACACGTGCATTGCCAGACAAGCTACATGATATCTTGTAACAATTCCACAATACATTACCCATGTTATTGGTCACTGTAAATGTTTTATAGCTACCACAGTTAGGACAGTTAGTACGTCTACTATCACCTACACTTAAATGTAAATCATTTATGTACTCTTGTATATTCATATGTATATTCCAATTAAATGTTTCACTTATATGTATATATAATATTAACTGTTATGCACTTGTCTTGTGCTTGTAGCGAAGGATTTACGTGTTGTCAATGCCCTATCTGCACTTTTATATGTATTTTTCATATAAGGCATTACACTATTAGGATTTGCATGTCCTGTTACAGCCATTATTTGACCCATAGATACACCAGCTTCAACCATCTCAGTAGTGCCAGTCCTACGTAAATCAGCCAATCGTAGCTCATTAGGTAGCCCTGCATCGGTGATAGCCTTTCTTGCCACCTTTGACAAGGCATGTAGTCCATAGGGCTTATAAGCTCCTCCTATAGCCTTTGGATAAGGTACAACGTATTCTTGAAAGCCATAGTCTTCTTTCTGTTGTACAAGCATTTCCAACAACTCAGAACTAATAGGAAGATGTACTGTTGCCCTACGTTTTGATTGCTCTAAGTTTAATATACCCTTATCAAAATCTATGTATTCAAACTTTAACATTCTCATATCACCAATACGTTGACACCATTCATAAGCCATTTGTACAATCAAACCTAAGTTCCTAGTCTTAAAATCTAAGTAAGCATAGTTTAAGAATTGCATGACTTGTTCAGGCTTCCATAAAACTTTACGAGACTTAGACGTTCTGCATTTAAAAGTAGAGAATGGATTGGCTTGCACATAACCCATTTCCATACCAAATGAATACATTTTTCTTGACACAGAGCATACGTGATTTGCCATAGAAATGCCACGATTTAGCCACACTTCATAAGATTTCTTAGCTCTAGCACCTGTCATATTTTTTAATAATATTCTTGACAGTGGCTTACCTTCTACTGTAGTACTTAGCATGGTCTTGATAAAATACTGATAGTCTTGTTTAGATTTATCAGCTAACATATTGAAATCACTAGATAATAAATACTCGTCTGATAATCCTTGAACGGTAGGATTGTTTTGTACAGACACAATTTGAGATTCTTGTTGCAAAAATGCATCAATCAATTTGTTAAATTCATTAGCTTTCTTTTTTGCTATTGACAAATCAGAACCTAAGTTAGTACGAGATACAATGCGTTCATCAATATACTTAGAAGATGGATTATATCTGTAAAAAGATGTACCGTTTCCATATTTCTGCTCCTGTAAATATCGTGGGAATTTATTCTTTTTCATAAATTACTTCTCCTATACAACTATCACTCATGTAAGATTTATTATTATAAACACAAACGACTTTGATGTTTAATTCTTTCTGCCTATCTGTAGTTTTTCCACAAGACAAACGAATAGTACCATCTTTCTTTTGTCTTATTATGGGTGTTTTTGCATCTAATAAAGTTAACTCACCTGTATGCTTATTAAAAAGGATTA